TGGTTATCGAAAAGATGTTGCAGAAAAATTTTATAATTATTACAATGTTTCAGATTGGAAAGATGCAAAAGGTAATAAAGTGAAAAACTGGAAACAGAAAGCACAATCAGTTTGGTTTAAAGATGAAAATAAAATAGGTAAAAAGAAATACGACCCAACAGACCCAAGACAAAATCATTACTAATGACTTATTCAGATTACAACATAATAATTCCAAACGGAAAATATACAGGTCAGGTTTATACAACTTGCCCGAAATGTAGCCATGAGCGTAAAAAGAAAACTGATAAATGTTTAGGAGTTAATTTAGATAAACAAGTTTGGCATTGTAACCATTGTAATTATAAAGGTTGGTTACCTAAGCAAATTCAAATTGATGAAAAAGTCTATGTTAAACCTGAATGGAAAAACAAAACAGAATTATCAGACAAAGCAATTAAGTGGTTTGAAAAAAGAGGAATTGACCAGCAGACTTTAATAACTTGGAAAATTACCGAAGGTTTGGAGTGGATGCCACAAACTCAAAAAGAAGAAAATACAATTCACTTTAATTACTTTGATGAAAATAATGAATTGATAAATGTTAAATATAGGGATGGAAGAAAGTCTTTTAAACTCCATAAAGATTCTAAACTTATATTTTATGGTTTAAACTTGTTTAAATTCGATTTAAACGCTTTTTTAGTTGAAGGTGAGATTGATGCTTTATCAATGTATAAAAGTGGCTATAAAAACGTTTTAAGCGTTCCTAATGGCGCAAATGTTTCTAATAACAATCTTCAATACTTTGATTACATTTCTGAAAGATTTAACGAAACTCCTGTAATTTATCTTTGTTTTGATAATGATAATGCTGGCAGACAATTAACAGAAGAGTTTGCAACAAGATTAGGTAAAGAAAAATGTAAGTTAGTTATTTTTAAAGATTGTAAAGATGCAAATGAATGTTTAATCAAATACGGAATACAAGGAATAATTGAATCAATACAGGATGCAAAAGATTATCCACTTGAAGGTGTGTTTACTATTCAAGACATGGAAAATGAAATATTTGATTTATATGAAAACGGATTAGATAGGGGTGTTAATGTAGGCTTTGAAAAATTTGATAGGCTTTTAACTTTTGTAAAAGGTTACATTACAACAATTACAGGAATACCAGGTCATGGAAAATCTGATTTTTTAGATGAAATTGTTATAAGATTAATGTTAGGCCATGGATGGAAAACAGCTTTTTTCTCACCTGAAAATAAACCAACAAAACTTCATTTTAGTAAAATAGCAAGAAAGATAATTGGAAAAAGTTGGGATTCACAATACAGAAATAGAATGAATCAACTTGAAGTAAAAATCTGTATGAAGGCAATGAATGAAAAAATATGGTTTATTAAACCTGAAAAAGATTTTACACTTGAAAGTATTTTAGAACATATTAAAAATTTAAAGATTAGATACGGATTAGATGCGTTTGTAATTGATGCTTGGAATAAATTAGAACACAAATACAATCAAAGTGAAACTAAATATATTGGAGAAAGTTTAGAAAAAATATCTGTATTTTGTGAACAATATAACTTGCATTGTTTTTTAGTTGCTCATCCAAGAAAAATAAATAAAGATAAACAAAGCGGAAAATATGAAATACCTAACCTTTATGATATTGCTGGGAGTTCAAACTTTTACAATAAAACAGATAACGGAATTTCAGTTTACCGAACAGGAGAAAATAAAACATTTGTTTACGTTCAGAAAGTTAAATTTTCACATTGGGGAACTATTGGACATTCAGAATACACTTATGATTTAAGTTCAGGAAGATATATTGAAGATGGGACATTCCATACAGCAGATAGTTGGGTAACAGTTGAACAGTCAACAATGGAAGAAAATAAAGAATTTTTAAACGAAAAAGAACCTTTTTAAAACTAAAGCAATAACGTAAAACATTTGATAATTTAAAAAGAATATGAAAATATTAAATTTATATGCCTGTTTAGGCGGAAATCGTTATAAATGGAACGAAGTAAAAGAAGATATTGAAGTTACTGCTGTTGAGTTAGACTCTGAAGCTGCACGATTATATCAAGAGCGTTTTCCTAATGATACAGTAATAGTAGCTGATGCTCACCAATACTTGTTAGACCACTATAAAGAGTTTGATTTTATTTGGAGTTCACCTCCTTGTCCAAGTCATAGTAGGGTTAGATATAGTCAAGCAAAAAGCGAAAGAGAAAACTATAAAGCAGAATATCCTTCAATGATATTATATGAGGAAATAATATTTTTAGAAAATTATTTTAAAGGAAAGTATGTAGTTGAAAATGTTATTCCATATTATAATCCATTAATACCTGCACAAAAAAGAGGTAGGCATTTGTATTGGACAAATTTTATTTTACCAAAAGAGTTAAATTGTAGAAAAATAGATTCTAAAATTTTTAATACAGGAGGTGCAGAATTACAAAAATGGCATAATATAGATTTAAGCACATATAAAGGTAATCAACGTAAAGATAAAATGGCTCGTAACCTTGTAGATTATGAAGCTGGCAAAACAATATTTGAAACTGCATTAGGAATTATTAATAAATCAAAAACAAAACAAGTAACCTTAGAACTATGAAAACAAACAATCAAACAAATCTTTCACTAATTTCAAAAACAGAATGGTGGGTAAAAAAATTAGACGTAAACTCAATTAGAGGAACATTCGACTGGAATCAATACATGAAATATTTAAAGGCATTAGCAAATGAAAATAAAAAAAAGTGATATTCAATTTATTTTAATTGCTGTTTTCTTATTAGTTTGTTTAATTTTGTCTAAGTGATTAGTGAGCTAGTAAATAACAAAATTTACAAACAAATTACTCGGAATGTATGCCACAATCACGATTTATGCGATGACCTCCACTTTGAAGCTGTTTTAGTTATAATTGAAAAGAAATTTGACTTAACAGAAATTAGAAATCTTAAGCACTTTTTTTCAGCAGTAGTTTGGAGAACCTGGCATTCAAATAAATTTAGAAAAAAGTATTTTGTAGATCATGTTAAGTTTGTAGATAATTTAAACGAGATAATTGAAGAAAAAGAAAATATTGATTATTCAGTATTGATTAACTTTCTCGAGAGTTCACCACAAAATGAAACAGAATTTTACGAAGTAAATTTATTAAGATTGTATATTTTACATGGCGATGCAAAGAAATTAAGCAATAAAACAAAGATACCTTACAGAACAGTAGCAAATGATATTAAATTAATCAAAGACAAACTCAAACGACAGCACAATGAAAAAAATTCTGATAAAGGCGAATATGAATAACCTTAACGGGTTATCCTTTCACCGATTAATAGTTCCATTCTCAAAAGTCTCTGACATGGTAGACTTTCAATGTGATGTATTTCCAGACTTAGATGCAGCGACAGATGAACAGTTAAAACAGTATTCTGCAGTAGTTTATCAAAGAGAAATTGATACAAACGGAAAATCACTAGATATAATTAAAAAATATCATTCATTAGGAATTAAAGTGATATTTGACATTGACGATATTTGGACATTACCTAAAAGCCATTATTTAAGTCGACTTTACGAAATCCATAATATACCAGCTCAAACAGTTGAAATACTTAAAAATGTTGATTTAGTAATTACGACTACCAAACATTTAGCATCTAAGATTAAAAAGTACAATAAGAATGTTGAGGTAATTCCTAACTGTTTGGATCACGAAGATGAGCAATGGAAATCAAACAAAACTAAAAGCGAGAAAATAAGATTTGGCTACATTGCAGGAATTTTTCATAAAGAAGATATTTCAATTTTAGAAATGCCTATTCGTAAAGTATTAAGGCATGATATAAACGCTCAATTTGTTTTAGGTGGTTACAATGATAATGCAGACTATAACTATTATGAAAAGGTAATGAGTGGTGGCACTTTAACCGATAAATATCAAAGAGTTTACAGCTTACCAGTTCACGATTATGGAAAGGCTTATAATGAAAGTGATGTTAGCTTAATTCCATTGCAGTCAAACTCATTTACTGAATGCAAAAGCGAAATAAAGTTACTTGAAGCTGGTTTACATGGTAATCCTGCAATAGTTAGTGATGTACTACCTTATAACATATTTCCAAAAGAAACTGCAATCTTTTTAAATAATAGTGATATAAATGGTTGGTACAAGGCTATAAGAAACCTAAGCAAAGATGAATCTATGCGCAAAGAATATGCAGAAAGTTTAAAAATATACATTCAATCAAATTATAACATAAACAAATGGACACAAGTAAGAAAACAGATTTTACAATCGGTATTGGCGTAACTACAACACCTAATCGCAAAGATAATGTTGATAGGTGGCTAAATTACTTTGAGAAACATAAACCTAAAAACTATCATTTACACATTCACGAAGATGTAAACTACAAAGGTGTTGCATACTCAAAGAATCAAAATTTATACACTTTAAGGGACTGCGATTACATTTTCTTATTTGACGATGACTGCTATCCATTTGAAAATAATTGGGCTGAATATTTTATTAACTCAGGATATAATCACTTACTATACTTAAAACCTAGTCATAATTTAAAAGCTAAAATAAACGATTTAGAGATATATCGAGATTGTGGTGGTGTATTTATATACTTAACAAAAGAAGTATTAAATAAAGTAGGTTATTTTAATTCTGAGTATGGACAGTATGGATTTGAACACGCTGGTTATTCAAACAGAATTTACAAAGCGCGATTAACCGATGCACCTTACCAACAACTTAAAGAAACTGATAAATACATTTGCGCCTTAGATTATATTATTGAACATAAATCAAGTATTCCAGAATATAAAAAAGGAAAGTTAATAGAAGAAAATCGAAAAGTATTTATAAAGGAATTGCAAAGTGAAAAAATCTTTTATAACTTTGAACAGTGAACGAACACATACTTTTTAAACTAGCAACTCGCAGCAGACCACAAAAAGCAAAAAAAGCAATTGATAATATCATAATGCTTTGTAATTCAATGAATTATACTATCTTAGTTAGCATTGATGAAGATGATGAAAGTATGTTTGGTTTTAGTTATCCTGATGATAATGTATTTATATCAAGAGGAACTTCAAAAAATAAAATAGATGCCATTAATCGAGACATGGATATTTTTGAAGGTTGGGACATTTTAATCAATACTTCAGATGACATGGTATTTGAAATTAAAGGATTTGACAATATAATTAGGCAAGACTTTAAAGGAAACTTTGACCAGGTTATTCATTATTCAGATGGCTATCAAAAAGGAAATTTAATGACTATGAGCATAATGGGAGTTGATTATTATAAACGCTTTAATTATATTTATCATCCTGATTATGTTTCTTTATGGTGCGACATGGAAGCTACTGAAGTAGCTAAAATGTTATCTAAATACGAATACAAAGGAGATCAAAAAGTATTATTTACTCACAGACATCCTGCATGGGGTTTATCTGAATTTGATGCACAATACCAAAAAACAGAAGCTCAACATGTTAATCAAAAAGACTACGAAACTTACTTAAAAAGAAAAGCAAAACTATTCAATTTACCTGAACATTTAATATTAAACAAAATTTGATACTTTCTATTTTAATACCAACACTACCTGAAAGAATTGAAAAGTTTAATAAACTATTCTTTGATATTAATTTTCAATTAGAAATGCAGAATGCTTTTGGAATAGTTGAAATCTTAATTGATGAAGCACCAAAAGGAAAAAGCATTGGACAAAAGAGAAATGAATTATTACAGAAAGCAACTGGTGAATACATTTGTTTTATAGATGATGATGATAAAATTTCAGATGAATATTTACGTTTAGTATTAAAAGCATTAAAAAGTAAGCCTGACTGTTTATCTTTAAGAGGCGTAATTACTTTTGATGGGCATGAGCCAAAGTTATTTGAACATTCAATTAAATATTCTGAATACAGAACAACTGCAAATGTTATAACTTACGAACGTTACCCTAATCACTTAAACGTTATTAAAAGTAGTATTGCAAAACAATTTACATTTCCTGAAATTAATTTTGGCGAAGATACAGACTGGGCTACTCAAATAAATAAAAGTGGACTTTTAAAAAAAGAAGTTTACATTGAAGAAATAATTTACTATTATAAATACGTTTCAAACAAATGAAATATATTAGCTACTCACTTTTTGGTTATGGTAAAAGAGAACATAATTGCTTTGATTTTAGCTCCTATCTTCGTGGTATGTGGATTAATATTCGTCTTGCTCGTTGCATTTATCCTGACTGGCGAATACACATTTGTGTTGATGAAAAAACTTTTGAGCATTTTGAAAGTTTATTTAATAGGTGGAAACAGTACAATGTAGTATTTAAAGTATTATCAACTGAACCATTATGTAAGGCTATGTTATGGCGGTTATTACCTATTTTTGAGCAAGGAGTTGAAAGAATTATATGTAGAGATACAGATAGCCCATTAACATATCGTGAGGCTCAAATGGTAAAAGAATGGGAAAACTCACCTAAGGTAGTTCATGCAATTACAGATTCAGTTTCTCATAACATACCTTTGATGGGTGGCATGATAGGATTAACAAAACATTTTAGAGATAGATTTCAAAATTTAGATAATATTTTAGATAATAGAGATTATTCTGTAAAAGGAACAGACCAGGATACATTAAACGCTAAATTATACCCTATTTACGCTGCTCATGGAACTGAATCTATTATTCAGCATTACATATTAGGAATGCCAAATACTTTTTTAAGTGGTTACAGAAATATTTATATTGATGAACCATTGGAAAATGTAAATGAGGTTTACAGACAAACAAACGATACTTGCGGACATATTGGAGCTGCTGGTTGGTATGAAGCACCAACAGTTAAATTTTTAAATGGTTATGACCAGTATAAAGATGAATATAAAGAACTAGAATCAGATTATAAACATATATTTTTTTGGGCAAATGAATAAATTAATATCACACCACTTAGGAATGGGAGACCACATAGTACATTGTGGATTAGTAAGGCATATTTATAAACGTGATGTAAGAAAATACGATTGTATTTTTATTTTATGTTATAGACATAATGCAGAAAATCTAAAGAGAATGTACGAAGGTTTAAATAAAATAGAACTTTTAATAATTGATAATGAAAATGAAATAGGAACTGCAATAGATAATTTTGTAGGAGACAAAGAGGACTTTCATTTAGATCAGAAAGGTTATGAACTTTACAATCAAATAGGAGACGATGCTTTTTTTGAGAATAAAAAATATGATAAAAAGTTAAGAAAAGAATTTCAGGTTAAAAGGGATTTAAAAAAAGAACTTGAACATTTTAATAATTATGCTTCAAGTCATGCAGAATATATTTTTGTTCATGATGATTTGCAAAGAGGGTATGAAATAAATAATTTACCTAACTTACCAATTGTAAGAATACCAAAAGAAGTACCTTTATTTGAATCCTTAACAATAATGGAAAGAGCGAAAGAATGCCATGTAATTAGTTCAGCATTTGTTTGTTTACTTCAATCAATGCCATCTTTAAACTCAAACGTAACAGTACATACATCTGTAAGAAATAGCTATTTAGAATCATATTTTAAAAACGATGGATTAAAAACAATATAATGGAAACACCAGGTAGTTTAATAGACAAACTTATTACAGTTGATTTAAAGATGTGGAATAATCAAGAAGCTCTTTATGAAATAAGGCGAATGACTTTTAAAGAATTTAATTTAAAATATAATGGAAACGAAGAGCTTTATTCTATTTTAAAAAAAGCCTGTGATTTAAACGTACAACGTAATTCATTAATTTATGAATTGGACAAATTATTTGAAAATCTAACAGGAAAAGAAATGGCATTTAATCCCCATAAAACTTATTAATGGAAATTCAATTGTTAAATATGTATTTAGAAAGTGGATTGACACCTCAGGAATTTTATAATTTAATTAAAAAATTAAATGAACAATTATTTTATCAAAATATTAATCAATGATACAACTACTAGCAACTACATACATAATAGCAAAGTTTATTCCTAAACCTATTTGGTTACATCGTAAACCTTTTACCTGTCCTCTTTGCTTAACTTATTGGAGTTTCTTAATTTATCAAATAATTAACTTTACTACTTATTTTGATTTATTGACTATTCCTTTTACCTTTGCATTAATAGCTTCTCTCTTTGAACGAATTAACGATAGGTATCTATGACTGAAGAAATAAAACAATCTTTGTTAAATTGGGAATCAATGGGTAAGAACTATTCACCTAACTTTAATTACACTGAATTAAACGAAATAGCAATTAAGTCAGGAAACAAACCTTTTAATTTAGGTTGCAGTGAATGTAGAAGACAATTACTTGAATATTTACTAGCAACAATCAAAGATGGAACAAGTAAACAATCCTGAACACTACGGAGGTAAACAAAACACCTACGAAGCTATAAAAGTAATTGAAGCATGGGAACTTAACTTTCATTTAGGCAATGTAATAAAATACATAAGCAGAGCAGGTAAGAAAGACAAAACTAAACTAAAAGAAGACCTCGAGAAAGCTAAATGGTATTTAGATAGATTTATTGGTACTTTATAAGTAAAAAATAAAGAAAATGGCATCAAATTCCGACATATTAAAAAAACAGATGCTTATAGCCTTAGAAAAGCATTTAAACGTTGTTTCTACAGCTTGTAAGGAAGTTGGTATAAATCGTGATACTCATTATGATTGGTTAAAGAAAGATAAAAACTATAAGAAAGCTGTAAAAGAGATTGACAATGTAGCTTTGGACTTTGCAGAATCAGCTTTGCACCAGCAAATAAAAAAAGGCAATCCACTTTCTACTATGTTCTATTTAAAATGTAAAGCAAAGAAAAGAGGCTACATAGAGCAGCAGGATGTGAAGATAACAGGAAATATGAAATTTAAAGCAGACTTTGGCGAAAGCAATCCTATACAATCCGCATCAGAATCAGAGGAAAATTCATAATGCAATAAATAACGGAACTGAAAAATACTATGTTATCAATATAGGTAGGCAGTTCGGTAAAACTTTATTGGCATTGAATCAGATGTTATTTTGGGCTTTAAATAATAAAGGCTGTAAAATAGCATGGGTAAGTCCTGTTTACAAACAATCTAAGAAAGTATTTGAAGAAACGTTTAAGGCATTTGCTAAAAGGATGGAAATTTACAGAAAGGTTAATCAGTCTGAATTAATAATAGAATATATCACAGGTTCAACAATTCAATTCTTTTCAGCAGAACGATACGATAATATACGAGGTTTTACATTTGATTACCTGGTATGTGATGAGTTTGCCTTTATGGATGAAAAAGCATGGACTGAAGTTTTAAGGGCAACTGTACTTGTAAAAGGTAAAAAGGTTCTTTTAATTTCAACTCCAAAAGGTAAGAATCACTTTTATAAGATGCATCAATTGGATGGCACTAATGAGCAGTACAAGTCTTTCACAATGACTTCGTATGACAATCCAATGATTAACCCATCCGAGATAGACGATGCAAAGTTAACACTACCTGAAATGATATTTAGGCAAGAATACTTAGCCGAGTTTATTGATGGTTCTGCAATGCTTTTCAATAATCGACAATTAACAGATAACAAATCTTACGGCAAAGCATTTGCAGGGATTGACTTAGGAAGGGCAGATGATTACTCGGTATTATCTATATTCAATGAGAAAGGCGAACAGTTCTATATTGAACGTTGGAGACATAGCGATTGGTCCACAATAGTAAAGAATATTGCAAATGGATTAAGGACAAATAATGTCCAAACAGCATTGGTTGAGGTTAACTCTATTGGAGATGTAATCTTTGAAATGTTACAAAAAGAATGTTCAAGTTATTGCACTATTGAACCATTTGTAACTACTAATCAAAGCAAAAAGGAAATAGTCGAATCTTTGATAGTGGCAAATCAAAACAAAGAGGTTAAATTCTTAAATGTGGATTGGTTAGACAAAGAGTTAGAAATGTTTACCTACGAATACAATCCAAAAAGTAGAGTAATTAAATATTCAGCAACAAGTGGATTTCATGATGATGGGGTTATGGCATCATGTTTAAGTTTCCACGCTTACTCTAAATACAAAACAGGCAGATACACAATAATATGATTAAAAGGTACTTTTTAAAATGATGACAATTGAATTACCAAATAGCTGGCATGATATCTCAATAGAGAAATTTCCTTTAATTTATGATATTACAAGAGATAAAGATATTGATCCTATTGATAGAGAAATTAGAGTTATTTCCATTTTAACAGGCATTACAGTTGCAGAAGTTGAGAAAATAAGAATTGACCAACTAAAAGAACTGATTAAGAGTGTAAACTTTATTTTTAAAATGGAGTTTCCAAATTCGGTTGAGATGTTTAAGCACAATGGCTACAGATGGGTAGTTAACTATGACATCACTAAACTAAGCGCAGGTGATTTTATAAGTTTAAGCAAACTAACAGAAAGCGAAGAAAGTATTATTGGTAACTTACCTCAATTAGTTGCGATGTTTGTTAAGCCTTACAAACTTAAATGGTTTAAGTTAAAAGAGGTTGAAATGGATTATGCAGAAAAAGTCGAACACATAAAAAGCATAAATGTAGGCATAGTTTATCCTTTATGTGTTTTTTTTTGCAAAGTTATAGAAGGTTTGTATCCTCATATAGAGGATTATTTGGTAAAACAAATGAACGAAGCGAGAATGACAATGGAGAGCGAATTGAACGAACTGAAGAACAAAAACACTTAGATTATTGGAGTTGGTATGTTACATTGGATAGCTTAAGTGGTAAAGATAGAAGTAAATGGGATTTTTACTTAAATATGAATGTAGTTGCTTTTTTAAATTATTTATGTTACATAAAAGATAGGAATAAATGGCAAAAATAAACCAACAGCAATTTAGTGAGTTAGATAATTTTCTAAATAACTTAGAAGATAAACTTACCGGTGAGCAGGATATTTATTCTCAAAAAGTAAATGACTTTTTAAAAAGAGTTAAAGATAATTTAGAGAAATATAAGTTTAACGCTTCAGGTAATTTATCTCAATCATTAAAGGCATTACCAATTAAACAAAATCAAAACGGAGTTACAGTAACAATTGAACTCGAAGATTATTGGGAAGACCTTGAAAAAGGAACACCAGCAAAAGGATATTCAAAAGAAAATAGAAAAAAGCTGCAGCCTAAGATTTTAGAATGGATAGGTAATAAACCTGAATTACAAAGCATAGCAGGGGATAAGAAAGGGCAAAGGTCATTATCCTATGCAATAGCAACAAACATTCTTAAAAAAGGAACTATCAAAAGATTTGGATATAAAGGTAAACCATTCTTAACTGAAGAGATACCACAATTAGAAAAAGACATAACACAAGAATTTGAATAATGGCACTAACAATTTACAACACACCTAACAGCTACGCACCCGTTTACAATCAAATGATTTTTACTTTGAGTAGTACAAACGTTGCTCAATCTAATTTTCGTTACATAGCAGATATTTATGTAAATGGATCAAGTGATTATACTAGATTAGAAGTAGGCAGAAACCCAAGTAACAATTATGGAACATTTGATGTGGCAGGTATCATTCAAAACTTTTTAACTAGGGATGCAGATGACAATACAACTACATTTAAACAATGTGTAAACTCAATAGCATCTTATATAGTTCAATTTGGTGAGCAATACGGAGCAAGTAGTGGAATTACGAACTATCCTAACTTAACAACAAGTTCAGGTTATTGCTTTAATGGAGTTTTTAGTCCATTGGATTTTTTAGATTTTGCAACAAGCACTTATGTTTTAGAAAATACATCAACTCAATTTTTAACAGATAGACCAACATTTGAAACAAGAGCTGGTGAAAAGTTAATATTAGGATTTATGGCTCAAGTTCCTCAATACGGTTACGAATTAGAAATAATAAGTTATTTTGATAATGGAACTATATTTAATACAGTAAGGGTACAAAATCCTTATCAGGCTTTAAATAATAGACAAGACCGTTCAATTAATGTAAGAGTAGACCATGACTGGTTAAGTAGTTTAACAAATAGTGATTTGTCTTTTGGAACCACGCCAATATTTACATCAAATTATGAATACTATAAAGTTAGAATGAAAGATATTGATGGCAAGGTAAAAACAGAAACTATTGATATTTATCCCGGTGAAGATATTTGCTCAAAATACACACCTATCCGTTTTAAGTTTATGAATAACTATGGTAAGTATGATTATTACACTTTCACAGGTGCAATGACTAAAAACACTAATATAAAACGAAATACTTACAAAAGCAATCCTAATCAATGGAGTGGAACTAATTATAGATACTCAACTACAAGTAGAGGATTAAGCCAATATGAAACAATATTAGATGATACGATTACAATCAATAGTGATTGGATTACAGAAGCTGAAAGTATTTGGTTAGAACAATTAGTAACAAGTCCTGATGTTTATATTTACGATGGCAGCAATTTAGTTTCTGTAAATATTACAGATAGCAGTTATCAAACAAAATACGAAGCTAGTCAGCAGCTATTCAATTTAGTGGTTTCATTTACTTACTCACAAAACAGAAAAAGACAAAGAAGATGATTTTAACTAAAATTTACATTAACAACGAGCAGATAGATTTAAAAGAAGATGTTTCAATACCTCTTAACTTTAACATTGCTGATATTAGAGAACCTGAAAAGCGCAGCACTACATGGAGCAAGACTGTTGTATTACCAGGCTCTACTTTTAACAATGAATTGTTTTCGAATATATGGAATGTTAATGCAGTCATTAATAGTACAGGCACTACTAACTTTACTCCAAATTTTAACCCGAACTTAAAAGCAATAGCAGAAATAACTTACAATGAGGCAACGCAGTTCAAAGGCATTTGTCAATTGTTAAATGTTAATGTAACTGATAAATACGAGATAGAATATGAGGTTGCATTCTTTGGTGAGTTGCAGAATGTATATCAATTTTTTACTAATAAATATTTAAGAAATATTGATTTAACTGAATTTAATCATCCTTACACATTAAATGAGCAATATTTAAGTTGGTATCGACCTATTGGCGAAGGTTATGTTTATCCAATGATTGATTATGGTAATTCAATTAATAGTGAATTTAGAGTACAACACATGTATCCTGCAATTTACATTAAGACAATTATTGATAAAATGTTTAGTGAAGCAGGATTTACTTACCAATCAAATTTCTTTAATAGTGATTTATTTAAAAGATTAATCATGCCTTACAATGGCAAAAGTGATTTAAAGTTAAATACAACACAAGTTAGAGATAGAAGTTTTAGAGCTGAAAAAACATCAGTTCAAACTTTAAGTATAAATAAAGTTTTTGCAAATTCACTTCCAGATGGTTCACAAAATGCAAACATTATAGTTAACTTTCAAAATGATTCAACAGGCGCAAACTTTGACGATGGTAATCATTTTTATGATATAAATGGCGGAACTAATCTAAATACTTTTGTCGTTCCACGTTCAGGAGTTTATACTTTTAAAACTCAACTTTATTGCAGTGCAAGTCACTACCCAAGTACAGCAACAGCTAGAGTTAATGCAAGTTCTTTGGGAATGATTAAAATAGTAAAAAATCCACTAAACCAAGGTAGTGGATACCAATCTATTGCTAATGTACCAGTTTACTTAACAATAAATTATGTTAGTCCACAAGTTGAGAATGCCTTTAATATTCCTGCAATAGCAAGTTATAATCTAAGCGATTTTACTATTTCAAGCGGAACTACTGGCCCAGAAGTTTATGG